ACACACACGAAACTGTAGCAATGGCATTTGCCTTAACTGAAGAAGCAGTCGAAGACAACCTGTATGATCGTTTGTCAAACCGCTATACCAAAGCACTAGCTAGGTCAATGGCACACAGTAAACAAGTAAAAGCAGCTTCCGTTTTAAATAACGCATATACAGCTGGCTTTACTGGTGGTGACGGCAAGACTTTACTTGCAACAGATCACCCACTTGCTGTAGGTGGCACATTCGCTAACACACCTGTTGTTGCAACAGATTTGAATGAAACATCAATAGAAAACGCACTAATTTCAATTAGTCAGTTTACTGATGAAAGAGGTCTTATCGTTGCCCTTCGTGGACAAAAACTTGTTGTCCCAGCTGAACTACAATTCGTAGCAGAAAGACTTATGGAAACTGCTGGACGTGTAGGAACTGCTGATAACGACATCAATGCACTTAAATCTTCAGGTGCTGTACCACAAGGATACACTGTTAATAATTTCTTAACAGATCCAGATGCTTGGTTTATTCTTACAGATGCACCTAACGGTTTAAAACACTTTAACCGTTCGCCTCTAAGAACAGCAATGGAAGGTGAATTCAACACAGGTAATATGAGATTTAAAGCTCGTGAGCGTTACAGCTACGGGTGGTCAGATCCTCGTGCTATCTTTGGTTCAAATGGTGCTTAATTAATTTTAAGTATTATGAATTCAGAAAAGGGAGCTTCGGCTCCCTTTTTTTTGTTTGCATTTGTTTAATTAATTATGTACCCTAAGATATCTTTAGACGACCATTGAGGTCGACTTAACCAGACTAAGGAGAATATTATGGGTCAAACAACTTTTTCAGGACCAATTAAAGCGGGTCCCGTATCTAAAACAACAGGTACAAACGTACAAACAAACATGAAGGACGTAGGTTCTTCTGTAATTTCACAATCAGTGAGCGTAACACAAAATACTAATGCTCCTGCAACAACTATTATTATTCCTGCTAATAGCCAAATCATATCAATTAAATTATATGTAACTGTAGCTTGGAGTGGTGGAGCTTCTACCGCTGGAATAGGATGGGATAACGGTGCTGTTGTAGATGCAACATCACTAACTACAGCAGCTGGCGTTGCTGGTGGTACACTTGGTATTGTCAATGTAACACCTGGTGCTAATAAACCAAGAGTTGACAATTGGTTAGATAGTGGAACAGACAAGAAAAGAATTAGATTGTTAAGTGCTAATGCTGGCAATGGTGTAGGTGTATTAACAGTAGATTACGTCCAAAATAATAACGTACTTTAATAGGAGGTTATAATGGCTGGACACTATAAAAGTCATCAACAGGGTTCCAACGCAACTACGGAAGTAGTTGCAGGAACTACTGACAATGCATACACTAAAGCAAAAGGCACAAATCAAGTTGTCTATTTTAGAGGTCTTTATTTAGAAGCTGATTCAGCTGACGGAACTGTAGATATTCAAACTAAAAATAAAGCTGGAACATATACTACTCAGTTTACTTTTAAAGTAAATTCTGGTTCAAGCGATAGTTTTTATTCAGATCCAGGGCTTAGGCTAAGCAGAGGCATGAGGGTAATATCAAACGCAGGTATTACAAATTGTGTTATAACTTATACGGCGTAAAATATGGCTACTGAATTTGATTATCTTAGAGATCTAGTAACTACTAACCCTGACGGAACTGTTAATGTTGGTGGTGTTACTTATGCTGCTGATGGTAGTGGTATTATAGAAGATTATGGTACGGTAAGTGATGCACAACAATATTTAGATAGTGGTGCAGATACTATAGCAGATACACTTTCCGGAGATAATGTTTATTTAGAAAGTCTTGGTTATGTTTATGATCCAAGAACAGGAAGTTATGGTCTTCCACCTGAACCTGAACCTGAACCTGAACCTATAACTGATCCTCCGCCTAAACTTGAACCAAACCCACCACTAGATATAGATTTAGAGCCTGGAACTCCAACCCCACTTGAGCCAGAACCTCAGCCTATTACCTTACCAAGTTCAACTGCTCAAGAAATTGCTAATGCTTTAATAGAAAGAGGTCTAGGTAGCACTGCTGATTTTTTCTTACAAGGAAGTACAAATCTTGATGATATAATTGCAAGATATGGTGGTGATGAATCTTTTATGGATTTAGTTAATCGTTATGATCCAACAACAATGCCTGAATTTACAGGTAATATTACCTACAATCCATACAATCAAGATTTTGGTGATGGAACTGGAAGAAATCAAGTTGTTTACTTAGATCCTACAACAGGTAAGGCTGCTATGGGTCTTGCATCAGAGGTAAATGCTCTTTATCCAGGAATTGAAACATTTGCTGGGATAGATGCATTTCGTGCTGCAAATCCCGATCCAACTTTATTTGATCCTATTGTTGATACAACTGTTGAAGAAACAGTTACACAACCAACAACAGATGCAGGTGTTAACTATGAGCAACTTTACAATGATTTATTAGCTCAACAAAATCAACCTTCTAGTCAAACAGGTCTTGGAGATATGAGTGGTCTTATGGGTTTAATAAATCAATTTATGCAAAGCCGTAATTCACTACAAGGTGCTGGTCGTTACAATAATATGTATGGCAGTATGTATGGTATGGGTTATGGTAATCCTTTTAACTCAGGAATGGGTTATGGATATGGAATGAACCCATATGCAGGTGGAATTGGTTCTTTTTATGGTAACACAGGACTAGGATTCTCACCTTCTGGTTATAATTCAGGATATGGCTCAGGTTATGGCATGAATAACATGTTCTACGGTGGTTTTGGTGGTAATAACTATAATCAAATGGCCTACAATCCTTATTCATCATTATATAATCAACTAAGCAACCCTCAAACATATGGTTATTCTGGTGATATTTACACACCTGAATACAATTCTTATTTAAATACTCCATTTGAGGGCAACAGATACTCTCAAGGATATCAAGATTATCTTCAACAAAACAATCCAGGAGTATACACCAATCTGTTTGGTGGAGCTGTATAATGGCTAAACCTACAGTAGCATCAGTAGAAACTAAAATTGATTCACATGTTGATGCATGTAGCGAACGATATGATGCAATAGATAAAAGACTTTATAGAATAGAGTTTATATTGATTGGTGCTTCAGCAAGTGTAATAGGATTGCTATTAAAATTAGTGATGGCGTAGATATGATAGGACAAGCAATTTTAAGCGGATTAGGCTCTTTAGGTAACTATGCTAGTTCATTTTTTAATAGTGCAGCTCCTGCTTTTGCAGTATCAGGAGTGCCAACTTCATATGGAAGATCTAGTCCTAATCTTAATGTAAATTCAAGAGGTTCAGGAAACCCATTAAGTGCACAAAATGCAAGTAGTATGTTAGGTATGTCAGGCATGTCAGCACCTCGTAAAACATTAGACGATTTTGATTTTGGACCTTTTAGTTATGGGCCTAACGAAACAAGGCATCCAGGTTTTACAGGATACGACATTACACAAATGATGATTGGTCAAGATCCTGAGTTTATGTCAAGAATTTATTATGGGCAAGAAGCTGATAGATTAGCTGGTGGTGGTGTTGAGAATACTTTAGCAGCTATGCAATATATTATGGATAGAAATAAAGCACGAGAAGCAGAAAGATTTGCAAAATACGGCAATCCTGAACCTGGTTCTAAATTTGCAAACCCAAACCTTAGAAATCAACAACCTACATATGCAAGTAGACAAGATTATGATCAGCCTCAAATGACTGATGTAGATATTTTTGGATCTTTATTATAATGCCAATTTCGAGAGCTCAAATGAATAAACAAATTCAAAATAAAAAAAAAGTAAAAAAAGTTACTAAAGGATTGAAAAAAGCAAGTAAATTACATGCTAAACAAGCTAAAACTTTATCTTCTTTAAAATTTAAAGAAGGTGGTTTAGTAAGTTATAATGGACAACCTTTGAAACCGGGAGAAAGAACTGGTAATATAGGTTGTGGTGCAATAGCTCCAGGAAAACGCAAGTTTACTAAAATAGGATAATGACATGGCAACCAGTAATAGTAGAGATTTTGAATTAGACGTAGCAGAATACGTTGAAGAAGCATTTGAAAGATGCGGTCTACAATTAAGAACTGGTTATGATTTAAAAACTGCTCAAAGAAGTTTAAATCTTATGTTAGCTGATTGGGCTAACAGAGGTTTAAATCAATGGACAGTTGTTCAACACACAGAAACTTTAGTTCAAGGTCAAACAGATTATAGTTTACCAGAAGGTGCTATCGATGTTTTAGGTGTTGCTTACAGAACTTTAAACAACGGACAAACTTCTGACATAATTATCCAACCTATTGGAAGAAATGAATATTTACAGATTCCTGATAAATCAACACAAGGTCAACCAAGTCAATATTTTGTAGATAAACAAATATCTCCAAAAATACAAGTATGGCCTACATCAAACAATAATTCTGATAGTTTAGTATTTAATTACCTTAGAAGAATAGAAGATGCAGACTACGGTCCAAACACAATGCAAGTTCCGTTTAGGTTTTACCCATGTTTAGCTGCTGGTCTTGCTTATTATCTTTCTATTAAAAGAGCACCAGAAAGAACTATGTTGTTAAAACAAAGTTATGAAGAAGAATTTAAAAGAGCTGCTGATCAAGACGAAGTTCGTCAAAGTTATCAAGTTAGACCTTCTATGCGAAGCTATAGGAGACTTAGTTAATGGCTTATGCAAACGGAAGAAGAGCTCTAGGACAATGTGATAGATGTGGACAAAGATATCTACTAAAAGAATTACACAATGAGTGGAATGGTTTTAAAACATGCTCAGAATGTTGGGAACCTAAACAACCTCAACTTGAAGTAAGATTAAACTTTGCTGATCCACAAGCATTGTATGAACCAAGACCTGATAAAGATGTACCAGCGGGTGAAGGTTTAGTTAGAACAACAAAAATAAATGCTTTTAACTCTTTGGTAGTAGATCCAATTGGTACAGCACTTACATTCTCCTCTATTAATGGTAGTGTAGGAACAGTAACGGTAGTAACGACATGACATTAGAAGAATTAAAAACACTTATACAAAATTACACACAAAATAACGAAGCTACTTTTGTAAGCAGTTTAAATGATTTTATTATATCTGCTGAAGAAAGAATGTTAGAGCTTGTGCAAGTTAATGTTTTTAGAAAAACAGCGACAGGTAATGTAACGCAAGGAAAT